GGCCGCTGCGGCCTCCCCTATCAGCTTCTTAAAGAACCCCATGTCGTTCTCCTTCGTCACGTCATTATGATGCACTGAATCGATTGTCCTGTACTCGGAGAGGGCGCTATTGAATATAAAACAGAAGCGTTTACTTGAGTCACCCTTGCCTCTGCATTTGGATCATATAAAACAGAAGCGTTTACTTGAGTCACCCTTGCCTCTGCATTATCGGGGTGTACCAAAACCTCAGCCATTGAATGTGTAGCTCGAATCGCAGCACCACCCGTAGCTACAGAAACCGTATCACCATTCGTTCCAGCGCTGAAATAATCCAAATAAGCTGTTTGCGTAAAAGATCGCTTTGCAAATCCAACCCAACCCGCCGCAGTTATCCTACTTCCGCTAGTATCGGTTGTATCAACCTGCCAATCCGTTGGTTCATCATAACCATCACACCAATACTTACCTTGAAGAGTGACAGTAGCACCTGTCCCATTCACCCTAAAGCGTGCCCACGCCCATAGATTCGGAGGAAAGCTGTTAAATGCGTTACTTGATGTCCAAGCAAGTGTGCTTATAACATTATCTGCATCAGCACTACCTAAAACGCTTCCTGAACCACTAACCCAACGTACTACCGCTATACTCCCCACATTAATGTAGAAGTCATAACAAGTTTTATCCGAGTTCGATGTTCCGCTCGCTCTTACTCTTACTACTGCCTCCCTCGAATTAGAGCCAGTTAATTGAAATCTGCATAAGACTTCAATGTTATCCCTATTGGCATCTCCATCAACATCATCAAACGAATAAAAAACATCACCACTGTCGCCAGTGCCAAATTCCAGAACTCGATCATCCTCTTCACCAAGAGCTGGGTTTTCTATGGTTACGTCTGTGTTTGAGTCATAACGATCCGTAAAATTAGTTGGTGCTGAAGCTGTTGTTTGTCCTGAAAATGTAGTTGTGTATGTAGTCACTAATCCACCACCTCATACCCTATCTCAATTGCATTTACAGAAGAAATAGTCCAGTTTCCCCCGCCATTAGGATCGTTTTCAAATATATCAACATTAGTTTTATATTCGCTATAAGTAGCACCAGTAGTTGACCCATCTGACTCAGTCGCACTACTTTTTATTTTATTTTTAACAGTTCTGTAGCTTGCATCATCTTTAGAGAATTTATTTTTAACTTGGACTGCGTATACCGTACCAGATGTTGTAGACATACTCGCGGTTGTGAATAAATCCTTATGAGTTGCTGTTGAGCTACTATTGTATGTTGTATCACCATCGCTAGTAGTTTCATCTACATTCTGATAATTACTTCCCGACAAGGGGGTGAACTGCGATGATCCACCCGCACCATCAGGAAGAAGACTTTCTATTGCTATCTCTTTAACTATGTCAGTTAAATCTGATCCGCTATCATCACCGAAATAAATATCATCGAATAGCACTGATGTGTATAAATTGGGCGCATCAAATGTTATTACTTTTATAGTGCTATCGGCCCCTGACCCAATTGTATCTAAGCCTGTTCCAGAATCTTCTAAAACACCATCTAAATATAAGTCAATTGTCCCTGTTGAGTTATTAAGAAAAATTTTGAATGATACATAATGCCAAACATTTGTTATATATCTGGCTGAGACAAGAGGTGTGGTGTCTGATAACGATGTTGAGATATATACAGTCTTGTTATATATCCCAACATAAAACGTTGGAGTCGCACTGCTATCTCCACCGAAATGAAATATGTCACGTATAGATGTCGTGCTACTTGTATCCTTAAAAGCAAACCCCCCATAAATAGTGCTGCTTGAGTTTTGTGGCAGAATAACCAAAGCTATCATGGCTGAGTTTGCACACTGCAAAGCTTGACCCCCGCCCCTGCCGGATACTAAAGTAGCTGCACCAGAGGTGGTATCTTCGGCGTACCTATTGTCATTCATTATGTCAGCATAAGAACTATACCCTTCAAATCCTTCCATCCAAAGTAGAGCCATTAGCTTACCACCTCATATCCAACTTCCATTGCATTAACGCCGCTTTCAGTCCATGCCGAACTCGTGTCTGGATCATTTTCAAAAAGATCAGTTTTATACGAGTATGACTGATACCTCATCCCTACTGTTGCGCCGTTTCCTTCTGTTACGTTGCTCAGAACTTTATTTCTAAAAGTTCTCGTCCCTGCCTGCTGTTTATTAAATTTTGATGAAATTTGAACTGCATATACAGTATTAACTGGCTGACTAAGATTTGCAGCAGTGAATAAATCTTTATGACCTGAAGTCGAACTTTCGTTATATGTTGTGTCATCATCTGGCGTTGTATCATCTACATTCTGATAATTCGATCCAACAGAGGGTGTAAATTGCGTACTTGAACCTACCCCATCAGGAACTAACTGTTCTATGAATAGATCACCAACAATATCTGTCATGTCTGATCCAGAGTCATCACCGATATAAACATCATCAAAGTTGATATCATGGTTTACGCCACCGTGAAAAGCAAACCTATTAACGGCTGTTGATCCATTTGCGCTAGTATCAAGACCAGTATTTGAATCATCCAAAACACCATCCACATAGATAGCAGCAGTTCCAACGGTATCACTCATTAAAACCTTAAAGCCAATGTGATACCAAGTTGATGCACTTAACGGACTTGTCTCTGCTAGTGTAGTTGCCCCGTTTTTTATAGCTAAAGTTACGGTTGGGCCAGAAACCACGAATTCTATATCAAATATTTCACCGTTACTAGAATCACTGAAAGATATGATCTGGACTATATTAGTCTGTACATATTTAAAGCCAAACCCGCCGTATATAGTGGCTGTTGAATCTTGTGGTAAATAACACCCGACACTTTCACCGTCATTATCAAAACGTAGGCTTTGCCCTGATACTCTGCCCGATTCAAATACTGGATCACCTCCATTAAAATCGGAAAAAAATCTTGGGTCTTGATATAACTCCGTTACGGTAGAATAGTTTTCAAAGCCTTCCATAAATAGTAGTGCCATTATTAGTCCCTCGTCGCTTTCACAAATATTGATATGTCTTCAAGCGTAGCGTCCGCAGAGGATGGCGCTACCATTGTCATTATGTCGTTAACTGCGAACGACTCGTCTGCGGCTACGTCGAACGCCCACGTGCCGTTGTATTCAGTCGGTGAGCCTGCACTCCACGTTACAGTAGCAAACTGAACCCCGTTACGACGTATGCTGAACACTGGACTACCTGTTGACTCCACTCTTGCATTAGCCGTACTGCCGGGTGCCCCGTCTGTAATAGTGAACGCCCGTAACGCCCTCATCCTGAATATCTCTTGACTGTTAGTCGGTACGCCGCTGAAAAACACACCGATGTCGTAGGGCGCATCGACTGTTACTGTAGCCAGACCACCCCCGCTATCTGCAACGCTGACGCCTGCGCCAACGAAGTCGATTGCGGTCACGTCAGACTTGGTTTGCGGGGAGCCACCGTCTCCGACTTCAATGCCAGTGATGCCACCGCCACCACCAGTGTCATTAATCGTAACCGTGACAAGACCACCCCCGCTATCGACAACAGACGCAACCGCTGTACCTACAAAGTCAATCGCAGTGGCTTCAGAGATGACCTGCGGAGAGCCACCGTCTCCGACTTCAATGCCTTGTATGCCGCCTTCTATAGTGACAAGCGCTTCGTTACCACCATCGTTAGTAACAACAACACCATCCCCGGCAAAGTCGATCGCAGTCGCGGCTGATACAATCGAGCTGTTATCGTCTTTAACGTTGATCCCAGTGAGACCGCCCCCAATCCCCGAAGCCGTCCACGCTAACACTGACGGTGATCCGGTGTCTGTCCATATGTAGTAGTCACCGTCGGGTCGAGACCAGACCTTGAGACCGACCTGCTCGCCGCTCATCGATATCTGCGTACCGTTCGAGTCGAACCCCGGCACGTAGTACCACTGATCTTGATAGTACGCCGCGATGCAGTTCTCTTTACCGACCCACACGCCAGTCGGTGATGTTCCGACGATATACGCATCGCCGTTCACAGGTGAGCCGGGGGGTGTGTTAAGACCGACCTGCCACACGCCTGCTGCCAGTAGCACCTGTATCATAACCATCGCGTCGTTATGCGTTACGTGCATTTGATTCTGGTTATTCGATATGTACGGTATTCCTAAATTAACACTCGTTGTCATACTGTTGCCATCGCAGGATAACCCCGCCCTTTTGTTGCTGAAATTTGGTACACACGCAGATCGACTGGATCACCCGGCGTTAGCCCATCGTTAAACTGATCAGTACCAGTATAGGTGATCGTCTCTGACGTAGCGGATACGGTTCGTAGCACAACGCCTCCCGGCCCTGTTATATCGACCTCATAGGCTTCTGACTCTTCGTTGATGGGCTCCTCTGCGCCACCTAGACCATTGATCGTCCCTCTAATACGTCTCAGCCACGTCACCGTTAGGTTGTTGCTTGCGTCCCTCACACCTTGGACATGGACAGGTGACAAAGGCTTTGAGCGGATGCCCGTGTTGACCATTGTGAATCCGAAAGTATCGATATTGCTGTTATATTCAGTTGAAGCGAAATAGGCGTATATCTCATTCCAGTCGGTACGTCCGAAAGCTGCTGAACCTACAGAGGTGGGGTCTAATAACACGAACACCTCATCGTCACCGTGGTTATCGATCTCATGCTCAGTGCCGTACAATCCTCGTAAGAGAGTGCTTATAGTGTACGTCGTGTCTGAAACATAAGTAGCGTCAGCGAATTGAATGATCTCTCCACGCGAACCATCCTGTGCTCCTAGCCAAGCAAGATTAGCCCCGTTCAGAACATCAAGTTCTTCTCGACTATCAAGAGATGTGGCTGGGGAGTACAAGTCGACTGTTACAGAATTAGTTCGATCCCATGTGACCGATGGGCCTGAAGGCAGAGCTGTCGCAACGTCACCGATTGTAGCGGGGGTGTTAGTCTCTCCGATTTCAACAAAGGTGGAGTCGTAACCCGTGTTGTAGAGGATATCACACCCTGTCCAGTCTGCAGTCGTGCCTGTAGCCGCCCAATACACCCCGTCGTTATCGTCACCCCCTGAATGGATGAGGGGGCCGTCTAACACGACCAATATGTTATACGCACCTATGATAGTCCTATTAGCCGTGTAATTCGCTGACTCACCTGTAACGGATATCGAACCCAACGCCACGTCTTCAAATTCGCCTTGAATCTCTATGAGACCGTTTCGACCTCGCGTCACGTTGGTCACTAAGATCGGTTTTATCTCGTCATTAAACGGGATGCCGACCGACTGGCCTGCCATAAGACCCACGAATTTATCCGAAGTGCTGAACCGAACCTGCCATTTACGTGACCACATGTCTCGACCGATCTGTTCAGCAACAGTACGCGACTCGTCAGCCGTCATCGAGATCGGGATATCTACAACATAGTCGTTGTTTCCTTGGTTCACGGGCCTAAAAGCGTGTTGCGTATTGGTCTGATACTCTCGGCCTATGTCGATGTACCGCACTGATATCTGTCGAGGTGACTCGTAGTTAGGGATTATCGAATACTCGATCGGGCCGTTTTCAGGTCGAGAACCACCTGCTTCATACCCGCCTAAGTCGTCTAGGCTCAGTGTCCCCACCATGCCCGAAGGTCTCGGTATGAACCTGATGTCTCCGTTTTGTTGTATCGAATGGAAACGGTACTTAGCTTCTAACATCGGGAGTAACGATGCTAACGGTGCGTTCTTATGAACGACCATACCGTTGACTTCAGCAAGACCAAGATTAATCGTCGAAGCGTCTGTCACCCCCGCACGACTGCATAGGTCAGAGACTAAGGTGCTCACGCCTATTGATGTGTCGGCCTCCACTTCAAATTGGAAGTTCGGAACACTGTTTCTGAACTCAGAGGACAGATTGATATTCTTAAAAACGACGTATGCGACCCCCCTATACGCGGGTACGTTTCCGACACCCTCCGATGCCTCCATAGTCGGGTCGACGCCTTGTGTTTGTGTACCCTTATACACAACGATTTCATCTGACACTGAGGTGTGTGATGACGTTATCCACAGAAGACCGAAGTTAGTCCCCAATGTGTGGTAGTGCTCCCGCTGTTCATCATCGTAGAATTCGCTGCTGAACGAACCGTAGTACGTCGCCCCGGCGATCGCATCTTCAGGGAAGTCCGTTACGGGTACTTTCTCCCCAGCTTCTAACCTATCCCAGATAGCTGCCCACTCATCAGATATCGCTCTTATCGGGTCTCTGATCTCATCAGGTATCCAGCGATTAACATACGTCACACCGCCGTTGTCTTCATTAATGTACGTTGGGGGCGGGTCAACTAGAAGCGCATCCACGAAGGCTTCTATTTCCGCCTTGCCACCGGGGAACATCTGATAAATAGGGTTTAAATACTGTAACAGCGAGCTATATCGTTTATACAGCGTCACAGTGGGCACTGAGCCGTCCGCCAGTTCTGACTCAAATACGACTTTATTGTTGGCCCATATCCGTGTCACTCTTGATACAGGGCGTCCACTTATCGCAACAGCGAACGACCCGTAGTACGTGTACTCTGTGATCTTAGTGCCGCTGCTGAGCGCATTGTCGCCCTCACGCCTTGTTTGCGAAGTCTCTGTTATCCCAGAAGTCCATATGATGTTACCGGGGACACGGTTAGACGCCCCATAGCATAGCGGTATGGGTACTCCGTACTCTGACTGAGTTGTCTTGAATTCATCGACTTTTTGCCCTTCAATGTCGTCAGGAGCCGTAAGCGCTTGGACAATGAGTGCGTCTAGGTACGAGCCTAGGACAGCTAGGCCGAACGAAGCAAACGCCTCCAGTTTGGCAGTCGTCGCTATTGCAGAAAACAGAGCTGTTGCCATGCTTGTCTCTCCCTAAGCTTTAAACCTGTAGTACCCAATTATGTCCATGCTACTCGGCAATATCTCTTCGACAACCTCAGCCGTCGGGTACCCTCTCGCATGAACCGCCATTATCCCATCGTCTAAACTCGTTATGATACCCGCGTGGTACGCCATGCCTCTGCCCCACGACAGATGAACTATGGCCCCCACTTCAAGCGTGCCTTTCTTTATAACACGCCCTTTAAGCCTTTTAATGATCTCAAGTGCATTAGGTATCCGCTTGTACCTCGACAATAACTTCATCTCTCGGTCTGTTAGCCGAACGATATCGAGTTCTTCAGCTACCCCCAACACGATGCCGAGGCAATCGACACCGACACCTTTGGTTCTTCCTTGGTGTTTGAAGGGCGTACCGACCCACGTTCTGGCTTCAGTCACGATATCATCTGATCTCAGTTGCTTTCGGCCTCCACCCTATCAGCTCATCTTTACCCGGAATATGCGGGAACCCACCGAAGTTAACGAAGTTGCTAAACTTATTCTTACACGTATCGCTCAGCTTATCGCAACCCGGCGTCATAGTGTATTGATCACCGATTTCAATCCTGTACGCGCAGGCATCCCAAAGCGTTATGGTGGAGCCTACTGACGTATCAACGTGGTTCGACTGACCTGCGTTCTCCCCTGTCGTCCACGTTAGGACACCGAAGTTAAAGTACCCGTCGTCCTCTGTTCTGGCAGAGTCTAAAAACACGCGCTTACGCGACAAGCCCGGAGTGGTCGGCTGAGTTATCGAAGTGACTGCACCTGACACCTGAAGACCTGCAAGCGATACGCCGCAGTTCGAATCGCCTAACACATGACGGCACGAAGGCATGTATATGTCGAGTAAGTTTTTCTGCTGAGCGATAGATGCCTGCGTTACGACATCCGCTTTGAAGCTAACAGTGCCTTTCGTTATTTGACCCAACAAACCAAAGAATATTCTAAACGGATACTCACCCTCGTCGGTCTGCCAAGGTACGACCCACGCTTCGACTGTAGCTCCATCGAACCACCCGGCTAACAACTCTTCGTCTTTAAAGTTGTTCGAGTTGATGATCGCATTGATCTCGACATTACCACTTTCAGATAGCCCCACAACGTTCTCCGATGCGGTAGACGCCAGAGACGCGCACGTCTTATACGTGTCACCTCTCCACGTCAGGTCGACATCCAAAGTCGTGTACCTGAACACCGTACCGTCCGTTCGTGTTATCGTCCACGCTTGAGTCCAATGCGTTATGCATGGAACGCCAACGCCTAACACTAACACCGCTGACTGGGTGGCTCTAACCGAAGCCGATACGGTTCCGTGTAGGGCTAACAAGGCAGACTGTGTTACACGAGTATCACCTGTACCGTCGGTACCGCCTGTGCCGCCCTTAAGGGTCATAAGACCACTTTGCGTGACTCGCGTCTCTGCATCAAGACTTGCGACAGCCTGCGCTTCGACATCTGTAACCCGTAGTCCGACCTCATCGCCCGATAAGTCTGCTGGGTCTCCGTTAGTCCCGACGTGAAATACGCTACAGTCTATGGTGTCACTCGGTGATGTAATGTTGGGGCGAAGGCCGACATGGTTGTACCCGCTGATAT